AGCTAACTTCAGCCCCTGACGGATCCCTGCCGGATCACACCTATGCCAAGAACCTTGACAATCGCGTGCGGACGTGAGGTCATCTTTTCATCCCCTCCTCTCCTTATTCATCTTTAAGGAGAGGAGTGCCCATGCCACCGTGGGCTGTGCAGGCGCTGGGCGCCGCCCCCTGGGCTATGGTCGTCGCCTTCGCGATCGACCGGGCATACCGCCTTCTCATGGCCCGGATCGTGCGCGGCAGCCAGACGCACATGGTCGTCAACGACAAGCCGACCAACTTCGAGCTGCACCGGGGCGACCCGGACCCGCCACCCGCACCGCCTCGACTCCGACCGGTCGACTCGGCCAGCACGGACCCGACCGAGCAGGTGGGCTAGCCGTAGCGCCGCCACGCCGTCCAGCGAACCAGTGCCATGGATAACCTCATCGCCTTCGTCGAACTGCGCATGCGGGAAGAGGCGGAGCGTGCACAGGCGCTCCGCAGGAACGCCACCAACGGACACGCCCTGAACGTGGACCCGACCGCGCTGGCCAACGACATCGACCGGACCAACGCGAGCCTGCGAGCGGCGATCTCCGCGTACCGGGAAGGACGGGACGACGGGCAGCGGCTCCGGCACCTGGCATTCGCTCAGTTCCGTCCGCACCCGGACTACGTGGAAGAGTGGCGCCCCGAGCTGCCTTGACCACCGTCGCTGCCCCTGCCAGCCACGTACCGCATGGTGTGTGGCCGGGCACCAGCCCGGTAGCAGGTCCAGCACGTGTACGTCCGGCCGATGCCGTCCCACCCGATCGCGACGTTCGGGTGCTTCAGCGGATGCCCGGCCAGGCACTCCTCCGGCCCGACCTCGACGATGCCCTGCGGCCCCCATCGCCGGTACAGCAGGTCACCCATGTCGACCGTGGCCTCGGACCCGAACTCTCCGCGCATCGCACACACGTTCGACACGCTAACCCGCAGGTCAACGCAGCACCAGCCCATGGGATACTGCTGCCGTGCAGCGCGAGCGTGTGTTCCGCCTCTTCATGGGCGTCACGCTGGGCACCGCCGCCGCGGCGGCGTTCATCGGCGGCTTCCGCGAGACGCCAACCACTGGGCAACTTCTCTGCCTGCTCATGGCTACAGCGCTTGCGGGCATCGGTGGCTACCTCGGAGCGGACCCGCTGTCTGTCAGCGACGGCACGGCCGCGTCACTGGAAAAAAAAGTCCGCCGCCGTCACTCACTGTTAGGTACCAACGAAGCCAACGGAACCCATTTGGGGGACGTTTCGCCAGGCTGCATGCACGCGCTCGTCCGCATCCGGACCTCTCCGTGACCGCCAGCGCGGCGAGGGGCCAGGCACTCACCTGGTAGAGACGCGCCGGTCGTGACACCCCGCGCTGATCATCCAGCGCATGACCACCGCGCCCGGCAGAGGCAAGTTCACGCCCGAGCAGCGCGCCGCCATCGCCAAGGACATCGCCGACACCGCAGGCACCCCCGAAGGCAGCTACCGCAAGATCGCCGCCCGCCACGGGTGCGCCCTCGGCACCGTCCAGAAGATCGCCCAAGAGCACCAGCTCGGCGACAGGTGGCAGGAAGGGCAGGCGCAGACCGCCGCCGCCACCTCGGTCAAGCAGTCCAACGCCGCCGCCAAGCGGGCAGAGCTGGAGAACGATCTCCTCGACGACGCCCAGTGGCTCCGCTCGAAGCTGCGCGGCAACGTCGTCCACCTGAACGTCGTCAAGCGCGACGGCCCGATGGCGGGCGAGTACGTCGAGGAGACCGTGCTGCCCGCCGGCCCCCGCGACTGGCGCGACACCATGGGCGCGATCGGCGTCGCCTCCTCCAAGTCCGTCGAGCTGGCCCGGCTCGCCGCCGAGCAGGCAGGCACCGGCCGCGCGTCCGGCCTCCTCGAACAATTCTTCGAGTCGCTCGAAGCCGACCGCCGCGAACGCCAGGAGCAGGCCGCCGACGAGGCGACGTGATCGCGCCACCCACCCCGCGCCAGGAACAAGCAGAAGGACTCGCTGCTCGACTCCAACGCGCGCATCAACATCTGGTCGGGCAGCATCCGGTCCGGCAAGACCATCGCGTCGATCGTGCGCTGGTTGCGGTACGTCGACACCGCCCCGTCCGGTGCGCTCGCCCTGATCGGCAAGACCAAGGACACCATCGGCCGCAACGTCCAAGACGTCATCAACGACATCGCCCCCGACGCGATCAACTACACCCGCGGCGCGAACACCTGCAGCATCATGGGCCGCCAGGTCGAGGTCATCGGCGCGAACGACAAGAAAGCCGAGGCCAAGATCCGTGGCCTCACCCTCGCCGGGGCGTACGCCGACGAGGTCACGGTGCTGCCCGAGGACTTCTTCAAGCAGACCCTCGGACGCCTGTCGGTGCGGGGCGCGAAGCTGTTCGGCACCACCAACCCCGACAACCCGCAGCACTGGCTGAAGAAGAAGTTCCTCGACCGGCAGGCCGAGCTGAACATGTACTCGGTCCACTTCCGGCTGCCGGACAACCCGTCGCTCGACCCCGAGTACGTGGCCGCGCTGATGACCGAGTACACCGGGCTCTGGTACAAGCGGTTCATCGACGGCCTGTGGGTCTCGGCAGACGGCGCGATCTACGACATGCTCGACGAGGTCGTGCACTGCCGGCGGCGGCCACCCAAGAGCGACTGGCAGGCCGCGTGGGTCGCGATCGACTACGGCACCAGCAACCCGACGCACGCCGTGCTGATCGTCCTCGCTCACGACCGGCTGTGGGCGGTCGCCGAGTGGGAGCACAACGGCCGCGAGAAAGGTCAGCTGACCGACGCGCAGATCAGCGCGAAGCTGGCCGAGTGGGTCAGCGCCGAGTTGGGCGACACCGCGCTCGCGCCGACCGTGGTGCTCGACCCGTCGGCCGCGTCGCTCCGGGTGCAGATGCGGTCGGACGGCTGGCCCGGCCTGCGCTCCGCGGACAACCGGGTCGAGGTCGGCATCCGGACCGTCGCCAGCCTGATCGCGGGCGGGAAGCTGGTCGTCGACGAGGACACCTGCCCGATCCTGTGGGCACAGCTGTGCGGCTACGTGTGGGACGACGAGAAGCTGCAGAAGGGCGTCGAGGAGCCGGTGAAGGTCGACGACCACGGGCCGGACGCGCTTCGGTATGGGGTGATGGCGTGCCGTCCGGTGTGGCGGCACTGGCTGCCCGCGCTCGCCGCCGAGGACGCCGCCTAGATCGTGAACGTCCAACTGGTGTCGAGACCGATGACCACGGCGGCCATCGCGAGGCCGGTCACGATCCCGACCAGGTACTGAAGCGGGCCCAGCAGGCGTCTGTCGTCGGTCCCATTCATCGCGATGGTCCTTCCCCAGGGTGGTGGTCTACGTGGATGTCGAGACGCGACGGTCGGCCGTTACGTTGCGCCTGGCCACTATCTGTCCACTAACCGCGTGACACGCGCGCGCGAAGGTGCGCGCGTGCTGATCGAAGCCGGAACACAGTGGCCCCCGCCCGGGCATTGGGGCATGCGTACCCGCTGGATGTCGTGGGCTGCGTGGTGGTCCGGCGACCTCGAACGGCTGATGCGGGACACCGCGTGCACCGCGCCCGGCGGGTACTGGGACCGCCAGTCGAAGAAGCCGGGCACGAAGTACCACCTGCCGCTCGCGGCCGACCTCGCGCGCACCGCCGCGGAGCTGATGTACGGCGACACCCCCGCCATCAAGTTCGAGAGCAATCCGGACGCGCAGACGGCGTGGGAGGACCTGTCGCAGAAGATCGGGTGGGCAAACAAGCTGCTGGAGTCCGGCGAGGTCGGGGCCGCGGTCGGCGGCTCCTACCTGCGCCCGGCGTGGGATGACCAGACCGCCGAACACCCGCTGTTCACCGTCGTCAGGGCGGATAGGGCGTTGCCGGAGTTCCGGTTCGACCAGCTGGTCGGCGTGTGCTTCGTGACCGTGCTCCCGATGCCGGCCGGGTGGAAGGCCTATCGGGACGGTCAGGTGTGGCGGTGGCTGGAGCACCACGAGCCGCGCCAGATCCGGCACGAACTGTGGCTCGGCTCGGAGTCGAACCTCGGGCAGCCGCAGCTGCTGGAGGTGCATCCGGCGACGGAGTTCCTGACCGCGAACATCCCGACCACGGCGATCCGTCCGAAGGGCATCTTGGCCGAGTACATCCCGTGCGACCTGCCGAATGCGCTCGACGAGTCGTTGCCGCTGGGCCGGTCGGTGTTGCAGGGCGTGGAGACGATGCTGGACGCGCTCGACGAGACGTTCGACAGCTGGATGCGGGACTTCCGGTTGGGCAAGGGCCGCGTGCTGCTGTCCGGCGAGATGCTCACCCCAGTCGCCGCGCAGCGGAAGTCGTCCGGCGGCGGGTTCCTCGGCGGCCGGTTTGGTGGCTCGAAGAACACCACCCCCGCGGCCGCGTTCGATGTGGACGCCGAAGCCTTCATGACGCTCGAAACACCGATGGAGCAGGCGGGGGCGAACGGGACGACGACAACCCCGATCACGCTGGTGCAGTTCGCGATCCGGGTGAAGGAGCACTTCGACACGTGCATGGCGATCGTCGAGCAGGTCGTGTCCAGGGCGGGGTACGCACCGCAGACGTTCGGGATCAACGTCGACGGCCAGCTGTCCGGCACGGCGATGCGGCGCCGCGAGTTGCGGTCGCACCGCACGAAGGACCGGATGCGCCGGTACGCGCGGCCCGCGCTCGAACGCGCCGCCGAAACCCTGATGCTGATCAACGCCACCCTGTTCGGCGGGCCACGGCCGACGGCGCGGCCGACGCTGGAGTGGAAGGACACCGACGGCGCGGACCCGAAGGAGACCGCCGACACCGTCGAGATCCTGCGCCGCGCCATGGTGATGTCGGTCGAGACCGCGGTCCGCGAGGTGCACCCCGAGTGGGACGACGACCAGGTGAAGGACGAGGTCGGTCGGCTAGCCGCCGAGCAGCCCGCGCTGACAGCACCGTCGCTCACCGGTGACGAGCCGATCGAGCCGACCGAGGACGAGGTCACCGGCGAGGGCGGGGTCACCAAGGAGCAGGTCGACATGTTCCGATCGCTGTGGCTGTCCGGCGTGGACCCTGCCGAAGCGGCTCGGAAGGCGGGGCTCGGCCAGCTGGCCATGGTCGACAACCCGCGGCCGGTGACCGTCGCGCCGGACAAGGGCGACGACAGCGACACGCCAGCGGGCCCGCCTGCGCCCGGCCAGCCGCCGAAGCCCATCCCGTTCCCGGGCAGGTAGCCCGTGGCCACCGGGGTCAACCCCGGCGACGCCGCCGTGGTGCTGAAGACGTTGCAGGACGTGTGGGATCTCGCGTCGGAACGCATGCTCGATGTGGTCGCGAAGCGGCTCGCCCGAGGCATCACGTCGCCCGGGTGGCCGGAGCAGAAGACCCGTGAAGTCCTTGCCCTGCGCGGCGAGTTGGCGGGGATCATGCAGCAGGTCGGGCAGACCACCGGCCTGAAGGTGAGCGAGGCGCTCGACGAGGCGTACCGCATCGGCGCCGGGGCGGCCGGAGTAGTCGGCCAGACCGCGGTGCGGTCGCGGCCGGAGGCGGTGCAGCGGCTCGCCACCCGACTCACCCAGAAACTGCAGGGCGCGCAGTTGCCGGTCATCAGGGCGCACGAGGACCTGTTCCGCAAGGCCGTCAGCGACTCCGAGCTGCTGATGACGACCGGCACGATCACCCGGCGGGACGCGGTTGCCCGCTCTGTTGACCACCTCCTCGTCGAGGGTGCCGATCGGTTCCGCGACAGCGCGGGCCGTCGCTGGCATCTGGACGCGTACACGCGCATGGCCGGGCGCACCATGGCCGGGCAGGCGATGGTGCAAGGCCAGCTCGACGACATGGTGTCCCGCGGCCGCGACCTCGTCGTCATCTCCGACTCGCCGCGCGAGTGCGAGCATTGCCGGCCGTGGGAGGGCCGGGTGCTGTCCATCTCGGGCGCGGCGGTCGGGCAGGAAGTCGACGGGCGCCGGGTGACGGGCACGGTCGCCGAGGCGCGGGGTGCGGGGCTGTGGCATCCGAACTGCACACACCGCGCCGATCCCTACACGCCGGGCCTGACGCGGATCAAGACGCCGAAGGAGAACCCCGAGGGCTACGCGGATCAGCAGAAGCTGCGCGGTTACGAGCGCACTGCCCGGGACCTGAAACGCCGCCTGGCCGCGGCCGAGAAGCTCGGCGCGGACGTCGAGGCTCGGAAGCTGCGGGCGAAGATCCGCGACAACAGCGCCCGGATCAAGGCGCACACCGAGGCCACCGGGCAGCTCCGCAAGCGGGACCGTGAGCGGCCCGTCGGCAACGACAGCCAGGCCATCGCTGCGGAGATGCGGGCGCCGACGTCGACGCCCGCGCCTGAGAGCCCAGCGGCCGCGCAGAAGGCGGCGCCGCGCCGTGTCAGGCCTACGCGGGCGCAGCTGCAGGCGCAGTTGCGGGAGATGGAGAAGATCGGTACTCCGCTGGATCGGGAGCGAGCCGCCGTGCACGCCGACCGGGTGCTTGCCAAGGTGCCGAAGAAGTACCGCGAGACGATGCACGACCTGGTGACCAACAGCTTCATCGGCGTACCGGAGAACAAGGTGGCGCGCCTTCGTGAGGTCGAGGTTGCGGATCAGTTGATGATCAAGGGTGCAAACGCCGAGTACTACTCCTCGACCAGGTCGTTCCGCACCACGCCGAGTTACCTTGCGCGCAAAGGCTTGGAGAAGCGGGCAGACGACTTGGGATGGTTCTCCAACGCTGGCGACATGGACATGGTGCAGGCAACGTTCCAGCACGAATTCGGTCACCACCTCGACAACTCGCTTCGCTTTGACCAGCGTGAACAGTTGTTTGCGGAGTTGGCTGAGGCTGACCCGAACATCGTGTCAGTTGGGGGCGGCAAGTGGATGGACGAGAACCGCGCGCACATCGTGGACACAGTCGGCATCTACGCAGGTAGGAACAAGGCGGAGATGCTTGCGGAGTTGTGGACGCAGTACCGTGGTAACGGTCCGAAGAGCCCGATGGCCATGGTGGTGGGCCGCTGGTTCGAGGCGGACAACCTGCTCGTAGGCAGACCGGCTGGAGAGGCGCTATGACGACAGAGATGCCGAACAGGCCCGCGTTGGTCGAGTTGCTTGCGCAGCTACGTCGTCGGCCCGCGTCGCCGGTTCGTGACCGGGCGATCGCGAAGGTGGAGCGCCAGTTGGCCGCGCTCGGCAAGTGACAGCTGGCCCGCACTGTCGGGTCATGCGTACTCGTATCCCTGCTCTCGCAGCCGCTTCCGTGCTGGTCCTGTCCATCGCCGCGTGCAAGGTGGACGGCACGGTGGAGTGCTCGCCCGCGACGCAGTCGTGCCATGTGGACGTCACCCGCGTCCCGGACGGCACGACCACGACGACGGTGAAGCCGACGACGACCACGACCGCACCGACGACCACCACGACAACGACCACCGTGCCGACGGACCCGCCTGGCGGCGAGGGGTGACAGCACGGCGCGACGGTGACGGGCATGAGTGACCTCACCGAGGGCCGTGTGCCCGCGCCGTCGCAGCCGCCCGCGATCATGGAGTTCTTCGCCTACAACCACCTGCCTCCGGGGTTGCAGGTCGTGTCGAAGCCGTTCAACGACCTCGCCGTCCAGTTGGTCAGCACACTGCCGCCGTCGGCGGAGCTGTCGGCCGGGCTGCGGAAGCTGTTGGAGGCGAAGGACTGCGCCGTGCGGGCCGCCCTGTAGGTGACACGTCGGTCGGACTGTGGCGGGGACAACCCGCTGTCCTGACACAGGAGCTGCCCCGCCATGGCCCGTACCGAACTCGCCAAGCAGACCATCGACGCCGACGGGTTGACCGTCGTGTTCGGAGCGGTGTCCGCCGCGGCCGCCCCCGACGGCAACTACATCGTGACCGACGGGTCCGAGGTCATCCTGATCGACAACGCGTCCGTCAGCCCGGTGACCATGACCGTCGACGTGCCGGTCGCCGTCGACGGCGTCACCGTCGCCGACCGCGTCGTCACCGTCCTCGCAGGCGCGACCGTGGCGTGGCGCCCGAAGGCCGTGCACCGGCAGTCGGACGGGACCGTCCACCTGAACTTCTCCAGCGCCGCCAGCGTTACAGCCGCGGTACTCGACGTCTAATCAGCCGCGCTGAGTCCTGCGTCGACGCTTCCGGCGGCGACGCGGGGTACGGGGCCACGAGGATCTCACGGCTCGCACATCAAACGACTTCGGCTCGATCTCGATGCGAAATCGGCCCTCGCCTATCCGGACCACCCGGTCGGCCTCCAGCGCCCGCTTGACGGCACGGTCGCGGAAGCGGTACCTGAGCCAGAGGCCGAGCGACGTGACGAAGGCCGTCGACGTTCCGGCAACTGGAAAGACGTGGGTGAACAACCACGAAAACACGGGCGTGCTCCACTCCCACACCTGCGGGTGTTGCTGGGCTCAACACTCGCAGACGCAGCTAGTGGTCTCGCACGACGCCGGATGACGAAGAAACAGGACGACCAATGCCCAGAACAAAAGATCAACAAATGTGCGACCGAGTGGCTCGTCGGTGCTGCTAACACTCGAAGCAAGCCACTAGACGCGGGGTCTTGGACCGCCGCAGGGGTGCAGCGGACGTTACTTCCACCATAACACCCTTCAGGTGACACCCCGGAAGCACGGTCTCCGGCATGACCGACACGACCACCGGCAGCCAGCCGACCGCACCCGGAGGCACCCCGAAT